TAAGTGCTATTTGTCTAAAGTCTTGGCCTACCGTTAAGTCACCACCTTCTGAACCAGAAAGCTGAGTATTAATAGCAACAAAGAAAGCACCTAATTCTGCAATAGGATCTGTGCCATGTCCATTAGGTGGAGATATAACTGCTCTTGCAGTCGCTAAAGATCCACCGCCACCACTGATTACAATATCAGCAACGTTATAATCTGTTCCTTTATCAGTAACAGTAATAGAAGTTACTGTTTGGCTTGAGCCAGATCCAGCCATAACTGCAGTTGCAGTAGCACCAGTACCATCACCAGTAATAGTTACTGTTGGTGCTGAACTATAATCTTGTCCGGCTGCTGTGACTTCTATTCTTTCTATACCACCAGCTTTACCATGTGCTAAAGAATTAATCTGTGCCGTTTGGTTTGCATAGTTAACATCTGTTGTTGCAAACCTACCAAAGGTTAATGTACCACCATCAGTTAATGATTGAGCACTTGATAGTGTAAGTGTAGTACCACTAATATTTGCAACCGTAACTGAACCAGATATACCAGCACCAGTAACTAGTTGACCAACTTTAATATTAGCATTTGCTGCAGCTAGAGTTGCTGCAGTTGCAGAACTTGTAGCTCCATTAACTGTAGCAGTTGTTGGATAACCAAGTGTATTAACTGGCATATATGAATTTGTTAAGAATTTCTCTGCATCTGTAACTGTAACAGTATACATGTATTTCCATTTATAACCATCTGATTCTGAAGTTGGCTCTGTATTAATATGTACAGGTTCTATTGTAGAAGCACCAGCTCCAGCTACGATACATTTATAAACTTTAAACTCGGATGTGATTATGTAAAAAGATTTATCATATATTGTAGCATCATCTGAATCCCATGCAACATAGGATCTACCAGAAGTCCATGTATGTCTATTGACTACGTGAGATACTTCCCCAGCTGTTACCTTTTTCATACCAATCATTTGCTGGTATGCTCCCGCTATATTGTCAATATTATCTAAAGGAGTGAATGGTGTAGTATCAGTAGTATCACTAGTTGAATTTGACCAAACATCTGATTTACCGATAGCGACATAAACACTACTAGAGGCCACATCCTCTTTAAAGTTTTGAGCATTGACTACTCTAAATGGTGTTGTTACTATTGCTGTCATTTTTTATTCCTGTGCTATAATAGCTTTGTTATTAAATCTATTTATAATAGTTCCAGGTAAGTTTTCAATAGTTTTGTCACTAAAAAAGCTTATTGGATATCCATTGTGAAACTTTCTAGTACTATCGAAGTTACTACCTTTTCTATTAAAGTAATTATTATTTATAAGGGTTCTAAAGTTCTCATCTCCAACTTCTCCAGCAACATGATTAAGAGCAAGTATAAGAATTTCTTTTACTTCTTTAGCTCTTTCTTCTGAATGAGTTGGCGAATCAAATCGAATAACTGGATCTACTACGTATCCATTACCCGGATTAGTAACCGTTACTCCTGTAATTTCTCCTTTATGAATTGGATTATTAATATCACTTAAATCGTCAGCAGTTGCGATTTGAACTGTTGCAGTTGCTGTTACATTAGAAGATAATAATACTCCATCTGAATCTGTTGCTGTTGGTGGATCAATTATAAGTATAGGAGCATTTGCAAATGTTTTATCTCCAACTGTTCCTGAGATTTTTATATTACCATTAATCAACTTACCAGCATCTGTATTTCCTGCTACACCAGCATTTGCTGCAGCGTAATTAGCTCCACCATCCACTATTGTTGTGCTTGCAACTCTACCATCAATATCTACTTTACATGTTATATTTGCAACTGATAATGATTGACCAGTAATTGGATCACCTGTTACAGTTACTGCTGGTCCATCGAAAAAGTCTTGACCATTCACTGTTGTTTTTGTTGCTTGATTTACTGGATATCCAAATCCAGGTTGTGCTATACTTACATTTGTAATTGTACCATTTGTATCTAGTGTAAGAGATAAAACAGCTGATTTACTTATTTTAGCTTCAAGGTTAGGTAAGAAGAAAGATGTGAATGCTTCAACAAGTAATGCAATATCTTCTGCACCAATAACACCAGGCTGTAATCCAGGCATTGATGATAATGTTTTTCTATTTAATCTTCCATATACATCTTTAAAAGAAAAGACAAATCCTTCTTGATTTGGAACAGGTATTGATCCAACATTACCTTCATTAAATCCCGTATCTAATTCCACTCCTTGTTGTCTTATATTATCTCCAAGAGCTGCTCTTGTTAATTCTGTTAAAATAAGAATTTCACCAAAGAAGATAAAACCAGCTGGATGAACTAGTTTATCAAAGGCTGTTTCCCAGTCACTTAAGTTTTTACCAGTTCTTACTACATAAGAAAATTTTTGATAAAACTTTGAGTCCTGTAATTTAATATTATCTGATAAAAATCCTTTATGATCTAGATATTGATTTAGTCCTTGATCCCATTTACCAGAAGATGGTATGAGAGTTTTATCAAACGGAAATTCTGTTTCTACACTTTCATCAAATAATAATCTAAAAAATATTTCAATCGAATCTGATGTACCTTTTAACTTATAAAAGTCATTAATATTTTTATATAGATTTCTTTTGTTAACAGTAAGATCTCTTGGAATTGCTGCAGCAATTTCTTTCTGCATAAGCTCTAAATAATCATCTGTATTTTCGTCGATATTAAGAGCTTCTTCTACAGCGTTAATAATATAGGAAGGACCCGGTCCTACCCAATAAGTAATAGGTGTTACTAATTTTGCAGTCTTACCATTGTGACTATTATCTAAATTAACAACAGAAAATGTTTTACCAATCTCTGTGGTACGATCTTTAAGAGTACCAGGTAATTCATTACCATTTGATATCTGTACATTTGTTCCAGTTAATGGTATTGAAGTTTCCACCCCATCAGAATCTGTAACTACTAAGCTTGAACTTGCTCCATTAAAGTCAGTAAAAAATTCGTTGTTATCGTTATTTGGATCTAAGATTCTAAAGACTGCTCTTCTCGACGCTACTAAATCTGTGAAGGTTTCTGTCTCCACATATATGAACTCTTTCATATTCATGAATTCATAGTATTTTTCTAGAAGCTGTTTAATACCAGTATCACCAGAATCAGTTAAGATTTCTTGAGGTATAACTTGATCTATTCGTAAATCTTCTTTTGTTTTCTTTTTAAGCGATCCTACCGATTCTACATAGTTCGGATTTGTCGCATCTGATCCATATCCACTCATGTTTAACCGCTCGATCTAAATCTAGATGTTGTTTGATAATTAACGCTACCTGAAGAACCTGATGTAGCAATTGTATCTTTGTTGGCTGTCATCGTTGTTCTTGTTGAATCTATTGAAAGTATCTCATCTCTCTTTGGAGCAATATCTAAAGAATCAGGAGTTACTGTAATACGTATTGGAGTTGCATCATCTGGTATAAATGAATTTAAAGTAATAGTACCTTCAGTTGGATCAACCACTCCACAGTCAGATATTGTAGTTACCTTTTCAGCTCCTACTAATCTAAAAGCAAATATTTTTCTATTTGAAGAACCAGGAATGGCCACATCATTAAAAAAGTTTTCTACTCCATTTACTTTAAAGGCAGTTGATTGTATACATGAATCTGTTGCTCCACCTGGTACAAAGAACGAACCAGGATATACTAAACTAAAATTATTAGATATTGTTGTAAGAGGAGTTATATTTTTAAAGAGAAAAGGACGGACCGATGAGTTAAGAATAGCAGGGTCAGAAGAATCAATAGCTCTTAATAAAGCTGAATGCCTAAATACTCCATCAAATTTATTTAAATCATTTAATGAATAATCATCAATAGTATCTGAAACCACAGCCTTGAGTTCAATATCTGTTCTATCAGTTAAGTTTGGATTATATTTAAATGCTACATCTAATTCTAAGAATGAATAGTTTGGATCCACTACTGTTGGTGTTATTGATACTACATTCTTTCCTTGCAATACTGCACCGGTGACAGTTGCCTTTTCATCTTCAGTTAGAGTGTCAGCCGTTTTTGGTTTAATGGCAATAAAAATCTTACCATAGTCTGGTACAGCTTGATCTTCTCCACCCCATGTAGATATAGCATCAATATTAGAAAATTCTCTTTGTATAATAGCACGATAGTCGTCGGCAGTTACCGCTCTGTTTTGAGAAGTATATGTTAAAGGAGCATTGTATCTTATTGACTCAAGTGTTTCTCCAGCGGCTCCACCTGCAGCAGTTGTAACTGTTGTAATTGTAATATTTGAAAATCCACCAATATCATCAACCATGGCAAATGCATTTGCTCCATTAGCATCAGGTCCGTTTGAATGTACATAATCCAGTGTAACAATATTATTATTCAAAGGCTTTGATCCAGTTACTCCGTCACCAAAATATACTTCATAAAAACCAGAGGTATTTTCTTGTAGATGATATATTTTACTAGAAGCATCTACATTTAATAATGTTGTAAAGAGAGTAAAGATATCAAAAGAAGTTGATTCCTCATTAGCCTGTACTCTTACTCTTAAAGTACTTGTGTCAACAAGCTTATGTGGTATCTGATGTTTTTGATTTTCAATATCATTATCCACTCGGTAT